CCTAGTATCTAGCAAGCCGGTAGCAGTCTCAAGTGCGGTAATGTCTGTCTCGTTCTGCGTGACCCTAGTATCTAGCAAGCCGGTAGCTGTTTGTAACGTAGAAATATCGGTGTCATTACTATCAATTTCAGACTGTAAATTTCCACTAACCGAATCAACAAAAGATGTAGTCGCATAGGAAGAAAGATCTTGATCTGCACCAGAAATACTTATTGTATTAGTTGCAGCATTATAAAATAAAGAGGTATTTCCTAAACCTGTAAATACTACCGTTTCTCCACTAGCTATAGTATCTGAAAGACCAGTTACTGATATATTCCAATCATAACCACCCCCAGCACCACCTCCGTCTCCTGCTCCAGAAATAGTTACAGTATTAGTACTTTCATTATACTCAACAGAAGTAAGACCAATGCCTGTAAAAATAACCGTTTGATTACTTTCTATACTGTCTATATTCCCAGTTACGTTTATATTCCAATTATTATAGAGAAGACCAGAAACAGAGGTTATATCAGATTCATTCTGCGTGACCCTGGTTTCTAGCAAGCCAGTAGCAGTCTCAAGTGCGGTAACGTCTGTCTCGTTCTGCGTGACCCTAGTTTCTAGCAATCCGGTAGCAGTCTCAAGTCCGGTAATATCTGTCTCGTTCTGCGTGACTCTAGTATCTAGCAAGCCGGTAGCAGTCTCAAGTCCGGTAATATCTGTCTCGTTCTGCGTGACTCTAACTTCTAGCAAGCCGGTAGCAGTCTCAAGTGCGGTAATATCTGTCTCGTTCTGCGTGACTCTAACTTCTAGCAAGCCGGTAGCAGTCTCAAGTCCGGTAATATCTGTCTCGTTCTGCGTGACTCTAGTATCTAGCAAGCCCGTAGCTGTTTCCAAAGAAGATACGTCTGTCTCATTTTGTGCAACTCTAACTTCTAATAAACCAGTCGCCGTTTGTAGCAACTGAACATCAGTATCAAGCAAACCTGTAGCGGTTTGTAAGGCGGCAATGTCGGAATCATTAGATGTAATTTGTGTCTGTAAATTACCACTGACTGAATTTACATAACTAGTTGTAGCATAATCTCCTGTAAGACTTGCCCCCTGACCTGTATATGCAATTGTTTGAGTATTACCGTCTGGATACTTTATACCACCGGCATTTATTTCTAATATTTGATTTCCACTATCATAAACCATTCCAGTATTAGATGCTAGAATAGCAGCGCCTTCATTTGTCAATAACTCAACAAATGTTACACCGGAGACACCAATATTATTTCCATTGGTAGATTTTACATCTGGACCACCAAGCTTTTCTGCTCTTGGAGTAACTAATATAGATCCTACTGACGGATGACTTCTAATAATATGACCAATAGATGTTTTATAAGATGGCGCAACAGGAGAAACACCAGTAAGTCCGCCAGCAATTTCGTCAGATAAGTATACTTCTGAACCTTCAATAAAATCAGAAGTATCAAGATGTCTAACGACACCGTAAACGGTCACATATCCAAAACTATTTGATTCTATATCATGAGTTGCAAGGCCAATACATTGAGATTGTAAAGATCCGGTAGCTATTGCTTTTGTTATAGTTACACTATTTCCTTGAGAACCTAAAACTCTTACAGCCTCACCATTTAAAATAACACCAGTGGTTTCATTCCTAGCTCTTAAATATTCCTCTTGTCCTACTTGAAGTGTTATGTCTGCTTCATTATTGTATACAGAAAGAGCGCCGTTATCTGTATCATAAAATACTCTACCTTGCTTATAAGTAGGAGAAACACCTGTGTTAAAGTCAAAAGCATCAACACCAGTAATATTATTCTCAGTTTCTAAAAATACAGCTTTACTAGCAGGATAAGTAATAAAAACGTTAGCTTCTTGGTTTAAATATATTCTATCAGAGCCGCTACTACTTACAAAAACTTCATCTCTACTTAATGTATTTCCAGAATAAGTTCCTAGCCCAATTTCAAATTGACTAGTATTTTGTATAGCGTAATAAGTAGTGTCTCCGTCTGATAAAGCTTCACTAAAATCTTGAAAGGAAAAAAGACTACTTGAAAAAGTAATAATTCCAGTACCATTCGTTAAAGTTCTCTGTTTAACTCTATCTCTAATTCTTAATGGCATATCTTACTCTCCAAGATGAAATATATAAAAAAGCCAGTGGCAGAACTACCACCACTGGCTAATATTTCTATTAAATAATAATATTAGAATGAGCCAAGAAGAACTCTTCTGTTATCTAAACAAGCAAAACCTTGTTCTGCCCAGCCGTAGAAACCTGCTCTACGCTGACGATGAAGTGTATCGTCTTCAAAGATCTGAAGACCAGCACGAACTGGCATTACAAAGCTGTCGTTGCTTGACATATCAAGACCAACAACAATTTCTGCATCTCCAGCAGGAAGAGTGCCGCCAAGATCGTTCTCATAGAACAACTGGTACTCTTGACCTTCTCCAAGCTCGTCCAAGGTGTGCAAGTTGACACCAAAGATTCTTGTCAAAAGACCACCCTCAGAAGTAATCAACTCTCTACGAGTAACTTCATCAACTTCGTCAACACCCCAGTTACGAATATCTTCGTGAGCTTCTGGGCTAATATAAAGATCTGTCAACATTCCACGATTAATGGAGCTTGAATTTCCACCACCATTTCTGCGCATAGTAACTTTCATAAGAGAAACAAGTCTCTTTGAAAACTGACTTGCAGCAGCATCAGCATCGTAAATCAAAATGTTACGATCAACACCAGCAGAGATAAGTGTGTGCCAACCATCGTCGTTCATCTTCTTGGTAAACTGTGAACGCATAACGTCCATAGCACGACCAACAACATCCCAACGTGCATCGCGAGCATACTTCAAAAGCCAGTCAATAGAAGCACCAATGTCATAAGTAGGAACCATGACATAATCGCCTTCAACATGACGCTCAGGAATACGACCATGATTAGGGATAGTATAAGCAACAAAATCTTTTTCAGTGCCTGGAGCTAAGAAATCCAATGGAAATTCACTTGTTGCGCCAGGAGCAAGATTAACTACTTCAAAAATACCATCAAGAATATCACCGCTCATAACACCTTTACGAAGGGGTGTTTCTAGTGCTTTTGCCAATTCAGCAACACCAAGAAGCGATTCTTCTTTATTTTTAGAACCAGACTGCTGCAAAAGAGCAGCCATTTCATTACTATAGTCAAAACCTTTCATTTTATTTCTCCATTATATTTATTTATTTATTAAACAATGTTAATTTCAACTTTGCAGTATCCGTCAGAATCTGCAACGCCAAGGAAACGACCAACTGGAGCGCCAGTTACAGCAATCATAGCAGAAGCTTCAGAAGAAGTAACAAGTTTTCCATCTAAAGCAAAATATGCCTTTTCGCCAACAACTGGAGTACCAGAAATTTGATCAGTAACCACAGTTCCACGACGAAGCAAAGTAACTTTGCCGCCCAATTGAATTTCATCTTTATGCATGTTGTAATGCTGACGAGTCAAATCTAAATTAACAACATCGTTCAACAACAAACCTGCTGGTTCATCAGTGAGCGCTGAAACATCAGCAACTTGTGCCAATGCATCATCCATAGCAGCGCCGGAACCACCAGTTGAATGAACTACAATACCGCCTCTTTCTGCAACTGCATCATTTTTAAAAAATGAAATATCAGTTAAGTGTTCTACACGATCTGGTTTAAGAGCCATTTTATATCTCCTGTCTATTTTTTAAATTATTATATTTATTTGAAATTACTTATCTTTAATAACGACTTCTTCTACCCACTTAGCCAACGCAGCGCGTGTCGTAGATAATTCGTCTTCTTCGTTTTCACTTGAAACAGCTACATTTCCGACTTCTGTTTCTTCTTGAACTAATTCAGCAGCTTCTGTTTCTTCAACTTCTTCAACTTCTTCACTAGCCTTTTCTTTCATGGCATAATCTTTCACAGCCTTTTCTTTTTCTTCATCTTTCTTCTTTTTACTATGCATATCAGCTACAGTAGTAATGAACATATCAAATTGTTCATCAGAAAGACTAGCCAAAGTTTCATACTTAGCTTCGATTTCTTCATCAGAAAGACCAGCTTCTGCCATCTTATCTTTTCTCTTTTTCTTCTTGTCTTCTTCTTTCATCATATGCATATCGGCTAGAACTGTTTCAAGTTCTTCAGACTTAGATGCAAGCTCTGATGCAAGCGACTCAGACTTCTCACCAGCTTCAGTCAATTGTGAAGTAAGATCTGCGATCTTTGCTTCCAATTCTGCAACTGTTGTTTCCAACTCAGTAACTCTTGCCTCACGCTCTGACTCATTAGCTTCTGCAAGCTTTGAAGACAATTCGCTATTCTCTTTATTTAAAGAAGCTAAAGCCTCTTTTAATTCTTTAATTTGGTTTTCAAAAATCTCATTTGACATTATATTCTCCCTTTTAGAGATATTAACTTCTGAATAAAGTTGCTTCTCTTTTGTATTTACACCATTTTTAATAAAATTCAAGTTTTCTTCATTTTTAATGTTTGCAAATGAAAAAACCTTATCACGTTCAAATATTATACTGTCTGGATTTGCTGGTTTATTTACAAAACCCTTGCCGCTAAAAGTAACATTCCTAAGAACCCTACCTATCTTGTGATCTTGGTATGTGCCAGGACCACCATAGGCTCTTAGCTGTTTTGTTAAAAATGAAGATTCTTCATTTCTTGCTATAACATGGTTTCTACCATCTGGGGATGTAACACCATAATCAAATCCTTTAAATATGCATTCCATAGAAACATATTTTTCACCAGCTTCTATTTCTTGTATTAATTCTTCTGCTCTAGCTTTTAACTCAGGATCTTGCCATTGTCTGTAAATTACAGAAGAAACTAAAATATGATATTCTTCTGGTAAATCAGAAATATCAATATCATCATCAATCAATTCAAAATCAATATCTACAGGCCAGCTATCAATAATTGAACCAACCATTTGTTTTTCATCATGTTCTAAATTTGTTGGTTTAAATACAGGTGTTTTTCTAGCCGCCCATACTTCTTCTTTAGTAAAAACATCATCGTTTTTATTCCAAACTGTCGAAACCAATATAGAATAAACCTTATACAAATCAGGATCATCTTCCGAAGCAAAAGATTTTAATAAATCGGGAGACTTTTTACTTTTTTGAACAGGAGCATCAAATAAAATAGAAGCCTTGGATCTAATCTCATCTTCTAATCCTAATTCTTTTTCTAAATCATAAACTTTTATATCATTCATTTTATTTCTCGTAATAATAATTTACAAAATAAGAAACACGCATATCCCTTATTTGCTCAACAGTTAAAGTTCCTAAAGTTAATTTAGCTTCCTCAACCCAATTATTAAATTCTTTATGAATAGATTTATTTGGATTTTTAGCAGCTTTTGCTACTGAATTCTCATCAATAGACTGCCCTATATTTAAATTACACAAAATTTCAAATTTTGATTGCTCTAAATCTAAAAATTCTTCTGAAGTTAAATTTCTAATAGAAGATTTACTATAATGATCCAATACTATAGGATTAATTATATCAGAAATATTATCCTGAGCGACTTTAGCCCAAACTAAATCAGAAGCTTTTATTTTTGGAACAAATTGCTTTATCTTTCTTTTAGTTGAATCATTTGAGTTTTTAGGTCTTCCAGGCAATCCAACATTACTAGATGGTTCTTGATTGGTAGGAGATTCAGAAGTTTTTTCCTTTATATCAACAAGAGAGTCGTCTGTTTTTTCATTTAATTCAAGACCAACTTCGGAAGGGCTACTAACGCCAGTTTGCAAGGCTATTTTCTGTAATCCATACTGCTTATCTACCTGATGATAAGGACTAATCTTTTCCATATCTTTTGTATCCCTAGTTGCAGTTTCTTGCTGAACCCTTCTGTCCTCTATTTCTGGAGTCGCCTTAATATGCCTTCTAACAAACTCATCACTAACGATATTTCTATCAGCCATGTTAAGTAGAAGGTTAGCCATTGATGCTGGATCTTCCAAATACATAATATCAAATTCAACAATAGCTGGCTGTCTAAAACCCATAGCCTTTTGAACTATTTTTATCTGCTCATTCCAGAACTCTATTAGAATTGATCTTACATAATTAAGTCTTTCTACTAAAGTTTTAAGAGAAATAAAATTATTAGTAGTACCAGAAGAACCAAATGTACCAGTTAAAGTTGGAGGAATTCCTAGACTAGCATAAATTGCCATCAGAGTCGGCTTATATTTTTCTTCACCAAGATAAGACTGAATATCACTACTAGTTTCTAGCAACTCAATATCTGGACCCCAAATAATATCTACAGTTCCGCCACCAACATTTGCTCCAAGCATATCAGACAAGGTTGAAGCTGCGGTAGGAGTTGGTGCTAATTTATGTTCTAGACTACCAATTTTCCAAACTCTAATTTTATTCATAGCTCCATCTAAAGCTGCCTTATCAGTAAGCTGAAGTCTTTGGTATAGATTTAAAGCTTCAAAAGCCGAATAGGTCATAGGATCTGCCCACGTTTGCCAATCGTCTTTTTTATAGTAGAATATACTGGTCTTTTCAGGAGGTAAGATTATTTTACCGTTAGAATCTGTTGCTCGAATTATATCAGGAGATATAGTGCCTAAAACTTCTTTTACTTTTGGGTCTTCGCTAATTTGAAGTTTTTTTATTTGGTTTTGTAGACTCAGAGGAACACTAAGCATTAATGATTTTTTGTTTGATAATACTCCTAAAGGTCCACCGATAGGCTCTACAAGAAGAGGATCAATAAAATTATATCTCCAAGGTATTTCATTTCTTTTATAAGAAGGATCAT